AGAACTCAAGAGTTACGCCCTGACGAACGAACAACTGAGAACCAAGCGCCCAGTCACCAACGAAGAAATCGCCAGCAGTTACGGCATTGATGCTATAAACAGGAACTCCCAAGATGAACATTTGTCCACCAGCCATAGAAACGTAGCTAGGTAGTGCGTATGCTCCAGTTGTTTCCTTAACAGATACCAATTGCAAGTAATCGCTTGGGTTGATAAGGATTGCGTTTGGAGAATATTCGTCTTTGGTAGTTTGAACAACCGCAGCAGCAAGAACGTCGAATCTGTTGATTAGAGTACCAAATTTAACAGTAGTCCAAGCAGAGCCATCAGTTGCAACACCGTGCAAGTTTTGACCGCTACCGCTTCCGTAAAGGATTTGAGTATCTTCTACGTTCAACAATTTGCTAGGCGCACGGCTAGAAAGGTAAGCAATCAAACCAGGAGTATCGTCCAACATTTCTTTGGTCAATCTCATAAAGGTTGGAATTGTTCTTACAGAACGGTCAACCGCAGTCAAATCAAAATCAGACTGAGGCTTTGGAGAACCTTGTGCAGTTGGTGCAGCAGCGTTGTCGTAAGCACTTTCACGTACGAAACGGATAAGGTTAGAGCTAGTCTGTCCAGTAGGGATAAGGGAACGAACGTGAATACGTCTGTTAGGGTCAAACTTCAAATCAGGAACTCTGTCCGCTGGGATAACTTCGCCAGTATAAGCGTTTCCAACTGTCATGTCGGCACCTTTCATGTCCAACTCCATCTTTACTTTGTTGGAGTTTCCGCTCTTGTAGTTAGCGAAAGAATCGCCAGCAAAAGCTTTTTCCAACTCAGAAGAGAAAGAAGCAGCTTTCTTAGAACCAGCAAAGCCAGCCTGAGTTCTTGCATCTACTCCGTCCAACTGAGCCTGAAGAGCATCAGCTTTCTCGTTTAACTTAGCGGTTTCGGCAGAAAGTGACTTTCTGAACTCCTCACCAGCTTCTTTCATTGACTTTACGTCTGAAATCAAAGCTTCGTTTGACTCCAATTTCGCAAGTACTGAATCCAATTGTGATTTAATTGCGTCCATTTTGTTTTAGATAAATTTTTTAAGTTTCTGATAGTATTCAAATTCCAAAGCCATTGCTATTGTCGGGTCCTCTTCGCTCTTGAATTGTGTTTCCACGGATTCTACGATTTGGACTGACTCCAATGCCTTTAGGTGATTTTCAATTTGTTTTAATCCAATTTCAAGCTGAATCATTGACTCGTCGGTAAGGTCACCATTACGCAAAATGTTGCAAAACTTAGCAATCATCTCCTCGCTTTTTGGCTTATCCCAGCTTTTCATTGACTCAATTGGTGTATTTGGATTGGCTCCCCAAGTAACTGTTGAACCTTCCCAAAGTTTAATCTCTCTGATTTCTCGGTAACCAGCCTTGTTGTCTGCTTTAATAATTTCAAAGCCAACAGAATGCTCGTTAAATACTCCCTCGGCATAAAGCTTTATTACGTCTTTGCCGTAGCTTGTTTCGGTAATCTTAGAGGTAAAACGCAAGCCTTTTGCGTCCTCCATTAATTCCATAGGCTTTGCCAATGGCATCAAAGGATTGTGCTGGAGTAGGTGCATAATTCTATTGCGTCCCTGCGGTCCATTCTCAGCAATTGTTTTCTTATAAGAGCCTGAAACAATAACGTCGCCGTCTGAATCAATGTTGTTAAACGCAGAAAAGTAACCAGTAACGATTCCTTTTACCTCGTCAATATCTTCAATTATTCCTTGGCTTATATTCTTGTAAATCATTGTCGCTTTTTTTGTAAAAATAAAAGGGTTAAAAAAAAATGCAAACCAATAAATTTATTGATTGACAAAATGCAAGGCTCTTGCTTCGCTTTCCTCAAATAGACTTGTATAATTTTTATAACCTCCCTCAATGTCGCTTTCACTTGGTCGCTGAAAAGATAGGAATGGCACGCAAATATAAGAGTTGCCACGTGGGTGGACTTCTGTCCTAAAATATTCGTCAATTGGTATATCCAAATCTAATTCTGCCATCTCCTTTGCAAATCTATAAGAATAAAGTATTCCATGCGTTGTCCAAGAGCCATAAGTGCGAACTAATCTCTTGCTTATTCTGTCAAGCCTTAAATCTTTTATATTGGCGCCAAGCATTAACATATCCCAGTCAGCTGGCAGGTCTTTAATTGACTCCTCTAAATTAGTCGCCCAACCTCGGTAAGTAGCGTCATCCTCAAATATTAAAACGTCGCTTTCGCATTCTTGAAATATCTGCTTAAAAGTTTGCCACAATCCAAGCCATCCCCATTCGTGCTGAATTGCGCTTACTCTTTCAAGGTTAAAATGCGGTGATAATTCTTGCATTGACGCACGCCATTTGTCTTTGCGGTGGTCAAGGTTAATAACGTGAGCAATCATTTTCGCATAGGTAATCCGTCAACGTCTCGCATTATTCTAAACACAACCTTGCATCTGCAATTACATATTTGGTCAGCGCCAGCGCCTTGCGTTCCGTCTGCTGGTTGTCTCATTTCGTCACCGCCTACAATAAAGTTTTGGTCGAATGGAATCCAAGGCTTGTTAAGCATCGCAGCGTGGTCAGGTCTTGTTCTGTTGTCAGTCGCTGGAATCCATTTCTTTTCGTACATAAAATCGGAGGTCGCTGCCGACTGCATAGCTGCGTTGTTGGTAGCTATTGCCATTTCTGTTCTTGCAATTAGCTTGGCTCTGTTCCTAAATATGACCGTTACAGACTCTTGAATGTTTCTAGCAATCTCAAGCGTGCCAAGACCTTCATTTAATCCACCCAATACAATGTTGCGGATTATCTTTTGGCTTGTTTCGTTGATTTGTATTAGGGTTTGCGGCAAGTTTCTAACTGCAAACAAACGCATAAAGTCTCGCCACCCTGCCCTTAAAGCTTCTTTGGTTGCTTTAGTTGGTGGTTGGATTGCGTTATACATAGCCTCAGCGTAAGCAGTCCCAGCAACAACGAAAAGGTTTTCCAATACGTCAGCTAAAGGCGCTGGAGTTATTAAATCAAAGCGGTTAATATTTCCATCCGCCTGTTTAATAGCATCCAAATACGGCTGCATTTGCTTTTTTAAAGCCGTGTAAATTTGCTTTTCGTATCTAACCTCGTAACGTCTCTGCAATGCATCCAATTGCTTTGCAAGCGCTAGGTCTTTTTTAGTTGGTTTGGGCATAGTCTCCCAAATTTTCTAGGTCGTCAACTGGTTGTGCAGAAAATTCCGCCAAAGTCATTAATCCTTGAGGGATAAATGGCTGCTCCATTAAAGTATTTTCGTACTCGCCGTAATTCATTGCCGCACGCTTTTCGTTTGGAGTTAACCACCAAGCAGCAGACAATTGATTAACAAGCTTATCCATATCGTCTTGCATTTCAGGATAAGCCATGTAATCGAAATCTAGGAATAGATTTTTATTACCATAAGATGCCAAAAGCCAGTTGTTTAGCACGTCTCTGATTTCAATATGCAAAGGTCTGACAACGTTATTAATTAACGCCTTGTAAGCCGTTTCAATGTTGTTAAAGGTGCTTGCCTCTGTATCTCCAAGCAACTTAGCATCCACGCCATAAACTCGGCACAGGGAACGTAAAATAACTTTTTGAGTATCAATAATTGACATATCTACCGCATTCATTCCCATTTGAACCCAGCTTAACTTGGCTGGAGTAATGATAACGTCTCCAGCTTTGGTTGCGCCTTGGTAGTTGTGGGCATAATCCTCCTTTAGTCCCTGCGCTTGCTCTCTTGTAATGTTAACAGTACCGTCTCCCGTTAGTATACCTCTCGCTCCCATATTTTGAAGCATAGACAAAAGCGCTTGCTTGCCATCGTTTGAGGTGGTAAGGTCACGAACTGCCGAACGCAAAGGAGATGCGCCGTAAAGATGGTTAGCAGTTCCAGCTTGGTAGCTTAGATTTATGTTTTTAATATGACCAACGTTCGCCGCGTCAATGCTATCGTATCCGTTGTAAGTCAATCGGTATTCTTTAATTGGTTGGTTTAAACCTCCACTTATGATTTCCATATACTGCGCAGGCAAAGAATATAAGCCAATGATTGGAGCATTAGGTTGTTCCCCACGTCTAGCGCCGTAGATGTATGCGTTGCCAGTTATTAAACGGAATGCGGCAATTTCTTTTAAAAGGTTGTCCCAAGTTTGAAACTCGTTTGGCTTTTTAAATAGCTTATCAAGTTCAGGAACGCTTATTTCTTCCAAAGCCTTTGTTTTAAGTCTTTCGGCTTGGAATTTAGCGCCTGAGTTGTCAAAGTTTCGGCTCATTGATTTGTAGTACTTCAAAGCCTTTTGGTCTTTTACCTCGTAAACTACAATTGGAGCAGCACTTACTTTGTTAATGATTAGGTTAATTATAGCGTAAAGGTCGGAGTTTAGATAAAGACCTTTTTCGATAAAGTTTTGCGTAGTTGGTGCGGTCCAAATGACGTTGTTGCCCAAATAAGGAAAAACTGCATTTAGGTAAGTAGAATCTTTTTGGTTAAAACCCAGTGCGGCTTTAATTCTATCTATGTAATTCATTCCGTTTGCTTTTTTTGTAAAAATAGGGTAATAAAATAAAAAAATGATGCCATATCCTAAACGTGCCAAAATTTAGAAACAGACAACTTATCAAATGCGTAACGAATAGCGTCAATTGTGTGATTAAAATCGTCAACTGGCGTGTCCGAACGCTTGTCATTCCATACGTAATTGTTTAACTCTTTAATGATTGTCTTGGATTCTTGCGATACCACAATTTGATAGTCTTGCATTTTCTTAATTCCGTACCTAACCGAATCAGGACCCTTCGTACATGGGATAATATTAAAGCCAAAATTGTAAATTTCATTAATTAGTCGAGGCTCTGCTGAGTCGGCAACTATCATGTCGTTAGGCTGGCAGTATTTACCAATCTTTTTTGATATGTCGGTTGTTGTCAATCCAGTTTCTGCAAAGCATTCTTGGCAATAAATCAATCCTTTGTCCTCGTCAACGGCAACTTTTATTAATGTAGTAGGGTCAATGCTAAAACCAAAGTCCATTCCAAAGCCAAAAGGTAAAGAGGTGTCAAAATCAGAAATTTTCCAGTTCTCAAATATGGCTCCTTCTGCTTTGTCCATCCAATTTCCCATAACAATGTGGTTAAACTTAGTCGGGTTTCGCTGCTTCATTGCCTCAAATCGAGCAACAACAGTACTATTTAAGTTGTCAATATTGTCTAAATAGGTTGTATGAATGTACGTGCAATCATTTTTGGTGCCTGTAAATCCTGAGTTTACCATGTAATCCTCAAAAAAACGCTTATAAACCCAATGCTCTTTGGTTGCTGGGTTCATTATAAGCAAAACTCTGTTGGGTTTGTCTACTGCACGCACAGATAAGTCAATGCGGTCAAAAATATCCTCATCAACCAACTCCTCCGCTTCGTCCATTACCCAAGTTGTAACGCCAGCAATTGACTTGAGATTAGCCGTTGCCGTGCCTTGGCTGGTCTTTATGCCTCTGAATAGAATCTTTGAGCCTGTCGCCTTGTTTATAATTTCCGATTGGGTTATTTCAAAGTCGTCTGACTTATTCATCAACTCAATTTTGTCGATGAACTCAGGGATAATAGAAATAAACGCAGAGGTTAGCGTCCATCTAGTAAATAAAATCACGTGACCTTCTTGGTAGGTAAGGTTTAACAGAAACATAGACAATGTCCACGATTTGCCACTACCTCGTCCGCCAGTTATTAAATAATAACGTGTTTTAGGAACCTCTAAAAATAAAGGTTCGTATTTGTCAATTATTTGGATTTTATCCATTCAATTGGTGGTGTTACCTTTTCACCTAAAGTTGTAACGTCAACGACTTGTTTAGGCATTCCAAAGCGGTAGTTAAGCCAGCATTTAATGGCTTGTATGTCGCCGTCTTGGCATCTGTGCCAAAGCGCTTTCCAAGCTTGTTCAGGTACGGCAATAGCGTCCATCTGCTCAATGATTTTAATCTCATCGGCTTTTGGCTTTCTGCCTCCTCCTAGCCTTGCTCCTCCGTGTCCGTTGCTCATCTTGCAAAAATTTGTTTATTCAAGTAAAGATAAAAAAAAGCCTAACCAAAGTTAGACCTTATCAAATACCATTATTGTGTAGCTAAACCAAGACGCATTGGTTGCTGCGTTCCTAATGGTTTGACTATCCTTTGCATTGTGCTTAAATCCTCGGTCTACAATTTGCCCAATGATGTAGTCATTATTTGCACAATTAACGTGACCATCGCCGCCTTGACCTACTACCGCCCAGCTGATAATCAAATGCTTTTTAACGTGCTTTGTGATGTTGTCAATAAATTGCTCCTCAAATTCTTTTGGGATATGCTCACCAACTTCCAGCGACATGACAACGTCAAACTTTTTGCCTAAATAAAACGGCTTGGACAAGTCTAGCACTTTGCCAATTCCGTTTGTTAATGTTTCTGTATTTGGGTTGCCATCGTATGCCTCCACCTTATAGCCGTCAGCTTTAAAAGCCTTTGCATAGTCACCAAGTCCACATCCAAAGTCAACAACTGTCTTGGCTTGCTTATCGGCTAAATACTGGGACAATGCAGCTGCAATGCTTCGGTCGTGAACGTGTCCTGTTTGGTCTGTTGTTTCCCAAAAACCTACCTCGTTAATTTTCATATTTTAAAATTTTAAAAAAAAGCTTGAGCAGAACCCAAGCCTTTTTATTTAACAAAAACCCAAAATAACTACATTAATATTATTGTCTGACCAGTAGGCTCGCCACTAAAATTGCAAAGCTTCCCGTTCCATTCAAATCTTACTTCTTTTTCCCGTCCTTGGTAAGCTGCTGCCAATGTTCTTATTTGGCGCTGGACAAGTTCTATGCATTCAAATTTACCCTTTCCTTTGTTTGACCAAGGCGACCATTGTCCGTCCCTTAATCGGTATCTAATCTCCAGCGAATAGTCAGGCTTTGAAATTGGGTAACCTTTAGCCATCTTTCCGCTTTATTACTACCTCCAAACCAATCTCGTCACAAATCTTGCGCAAGTTAAAAAGGCTTATTGACTCCAAACCATTCTCGACATGGTTGATTGGTGCATGACTCAATCCAATTTTCTTGCACAAATCTAGCTGGTTATAGCCAGCTTGCTTTCTTGCTTTCTTAATTAATAACCCTTCGTAAATGCTCATTTGCTTAATCTTTACGCAAATATAAGATTGCGATTTGATTCCAAGTTAAAACCAAGATTTTTGTTTAAA